CAGAGTGTTAAAATGTTCCAGATACTCATGAACATGTTGATGTTCCACCAAGAATATAAATGGAAGGATAATGATGAGCTCTCCACCATATGTCGGCTGATTTTTGAATGGTCAGGCGATAACAGTGCAATCCATGATGTGAAATGGTTTGGAGATTTCTCTTGGAGGAGAATAGTAGGTTTGCTGTTTTCTGGAGAATTTAAGACAAGTATGAGTCAAACTTTTACCTCTGCTGTTGTCTTTTTGGCATGGCTTTTTTGTAATAGAAGTAAGATAAGGGATAAAATGAATGAACTCGGACCTGGGGATGCAAACCTGAAGAAGACTTTGGAGGCCTTATTTCGAAATCTTAGCTCCTACATCTCTGATGTTTTGGCACAATTTTTTGGAGATGATGGTCTTGCTGCAATTCCCCTTAGTCTTGCTCCCGTTCTTACTTTGTCTAGAGCTTTTAGATCTTCCGGTAATTCCAATGGTCTTCCGCAGGTTCCAACTTTTTGCATATCTTTTGAAGATTACCTCATCCAAGAGTGCGATATGGCATTAAAACTTTCGGATAGTGCTGAATATAGAAATTTGTATACACTTGTCGATGCAAAGGATGAGGTTGTTCAACTTGGACCAAAGATTCTTAAACGCCATTTCAAACTTGTGAAAGGATCAAATGGATATGGAGTGGCAGCTTGGAGACCTTGTTCATTGTGGAAAATAGCAACCCCATTGGTAGACGGAATGACTCATGGCCACCAGATTATCCGCTTGCTCGGACATTTAGAAGACACCATGGGTAATAATTACAGACAGTATGATATGATTCGTCATTGCATGGACTACCACATAGACCAACTTGGTGGTGATGCCGCATGGGAGGCAATGTTAGATAATATGCTAAGAGAGGAAATACAATGTGCTGCAACTAAGAAGGCAATCACAGACGTCACTGATAAACTTATGCGACTATTAGGGGAGAGACCTACTCCCATCGTCGTACGTGAGTTTCTTCGCCATGTACCTGGAAAAGAAGAATTACAGCGAAGATATAACAGAGTTGATTTGTCTTATAGAGTCCCTGACGTCCCTAGATCCTGGAAACAATACCAGGATTTAGGCCTCACTTAGCGTGTCCAGCCTTGGCTGCGCGCTGGTGAGTGAAGCC